CCAACGCGCTGAGTTAATGGGCGGTGCGATTGCCACCTTTGCCCCAACTCTCTATGTAGAACCCTTTGGCAATGTAGTCATAGAATCGCAAGTCTGTGGCACGCCTACAATCACAACTGATTGGGGCGCATTTGCTGAAAATAACCCTTCAATCTCAGGGTTTAGATGCCGTACTTTGGCTGAATTTATCCAGGCAGCAGAGGATGTGAAGCAACTTGACCGCGAGCAAGTGCGCAATCGGGCAGTTTCCACTTACAACCTTGATACTATCGCCCTTCAATACGAGGCATACTTTCAGCGACTTTTGACCCTTTGGGGCGATGGCTGGTATCAAATGGGGGAAATTGATGGATAGAGGCGAAGTTTTAGATGAGGCCAAGCGCCTTACATACGGTGAGCGAAATGTTTCTTATGATAATCCGCGTATTAACCATCGGCGCATTGGCGTAATTTTGGGAATTGTTTTAGAACGATATGTTGAAAGTGCAAAGCCGGGCGATCCTGTTCCGCCTGAAGTTACAGCTTTATGTATGGCTGCAATGAAACTTGCTAGATTATCTGCAAAACCTAATCACCTTGATAGTGCAATTGATTTGGCGGCTTATAGCGCCATTTGCGCTGAACTCGCACAACATATAGATTAACTTTAGGCGCGAAATCGCCCCCATAAACGAAACCCCGCCACCTGCCGTTCCAGGTAGCGGGGTTTCGTTGCTTTTAATTTAATCTTTCAAATAATCCTGCAATGCAATAATCACAATCTTTGTAACAGTAAAGTGATTGGTTTTTGCCTTGACCTTTACCGCCTGCCAAAGTTCATCAGGTATGCGGATTGAACGCAATGGTGTCATAGAACCACGCACTGACTCATTGAACCCCAACACCAGCCAAGAAACTCTGCACTAGGGGCATCAATGCCAACCCACCAAAGATTTGCCGAAACCTGCCAAATCAGAATCACGCCAATCAAGATTGCAACTGCTCGTAATTGCTTGCCACGCTTTGTAATCATTAGATTTGCTCCAATTCCTGAATAAAGGCAATGGCAAGTGCAGAGTTCACAATTGCCCTGCGTAGTGATTGCTTCATCTCCTCAAAATCACCTGACTCTGATGCGGTGTTTAAGTCACGGCTGATGTTGTAAATCTCTGAACTTGCATCAATCATTAGATTCTTCATTGCACCCATTTATGCCACCTCAATCCATCGTGCGGGAAATCCGCAATAAGTTCCATCATCCATTTTTACTGTTATTTTCATTGCAAACAGGATTGCCTTGCTTGCATCTAGTGCGCTTTCAATCACGCCATATTCAACGCCTGATTCGTGGCTGACTTTAACTCGCATATTGTCGGTAAGTTTCATTAGTTGCCACTTTCTTCTAGTAGGGCAGATAACATCTCAAGGTGCCATTGTTCTTGCTGGCGTTCATTGCAGGCATTTGCTTCTTTTGCTTGCTCCAAGTGGTATTCAGCGACATCTTTGATTTTCATTATGCACCTGCCTTTACTTCTAGTTGCCAGCGATTATTGCAAGTTTGGCAAATGTGAATGTCTTTGCCTTGAATTAAAACAATGAATTTGCTGATGCGCTTTGCGCAGAATCCACACTTCATTATGCACCTGCCTTATTGCGATTGTAAGGATGATTTGGTGAGTTCCACGGAACGCAAGTTTCGCACACTAAATCTGCGCCACCCAAGAGATTGGTGTAATAAGCACACCAAGTTCCAAGTGGTGTTTTATGTTGAATTGCTTGTGGCTTTGCTTTCATTGCGCAGATTAAATACATTCCTGCGTGTTCATCGCAAGTAACATCTCCATTATCGGAAACCCATAGGCGGTTGCTCATTATGCACCTACCTTTGCTGATTCCATATCCAAGAAAGACACATTGTTCCATCCGTATGTTGCAGGTTGCTTATGTGAATTGATAAGGCGAGTAAAAATTGAATTCATTTTGCTGAACTCGCGGTTACTCAAATTAGAATCAAGATAAGTAATAACTACTTCAATTGAAAATCTATCTGAAAAGAAATTTACTGTTGAATCAACTGGTAAATTGTTGCGTACAGTTTGAACTTTCTTTTCAATTGCAATCAAATCTTTGCGTGTAACATCATTTTCGAATGAGAATTCAATCTTTACTGCTGAAGTTTTTGCGTTCATAATCTGATCCGTTCTATTAAGCTATTGAGGCCGTTCCCCAATAAGTAAAAGATAGCACCTGTATATACAGATAGGCAAGATTAACCCCCTGTTTTGGTAACGATTTGATAACGCTTTTTGAGCGTGTTAGGGTCAGCGTAAGGCGTGAAAACCCAAAGAATTGGGGAATTGCTAGGGTTTTCACGCCTTGCCCTACACTTACCCCTATGACCACCGCTATCGCCTTCCAGGGGCCTGACTTTGCCATTCTAGGGGCAGACTCTCAAGTGACAGATGGCGATAAGCGCATCCTTTCCCCTAGCACCCCTAAGATTGTCAAACTAGGCAAATACTTGCTGGCAGTACGAGGCGATTGCAGGCCAGGGGATATTCTGACCTACAACTGGAAACCGCCAGCCTTTGATGGCACTGATCCTGTGAAGTTTATGGGCAAAAAGATTGTGCCAGCCATCATTGCTGCCTTTCGAGCTAATGGCTACGACTTTGACAAAGATGGCGCAAGTTTTGGCTTCTTGTTGGCATTTGGTGGCAATGTCTTTGAGATTGGCGATGATTTGAGTATCAATCAAAGCGCAGATGGCCTGTATGCAATCGGCTCAGGCTCTGCCTATGCGCTAGGCGCATTGGCGGGGCAACTGCCAAACCTTGTCAAAGATGATTGGGCAGCAGATTGGATTCTTGAGGCGCTGGCAATTTCTGCCAAATACGACATCAACACCGCCGCACCTTTTCAGATTGAGGTTCAGCGAGTCTAAGCGTTGCACTGTTCAAGTATGTGTAGTATGTGCGCACCTACTTTGAACGGAAAGGAAAAAATGTTTTGGTTAGGCTTGATTTGTTTAGTCATTGGCCTTTTGGCCTTATATGCAATCATCATCTCAGCTTTTGAAATAGGTGAAGGCAATTGAATTTTGAAAAACAACCCCGCGAACCGCTATTTTCACTTCATAATCATTCAGACGGACACATTGCACTCTACCTTGAGGAACAAAATGCAGTCAAGGATATGCTTGAAGATGTGGTCGGCAACTTTGACCATAAAATGTTGATGGAACTGCAAGGAATCTGCGCGGAATCAGTCAAGGCCGAAGGCCATTTTGACCGACTAGAAACTGCACGCGAGAATTTAGGCGATGGCGCACCATTGCTTTGCAGTATGAGCGAGCAAGAAGCCTTGATTTTGGCTGAAGATTTGCTTCGAGCAGTTAAGTTTGCCCGCATTGGCCGTGAGGCTCAAGGCAATTACCCACGACTCAAAGGAGTTCCAAACTTTTAATGGCTAATCCAAACGGGCGCAAAGGCGCACAATTTGAAACCGATGTTATGCGTTGGCTTCGTGGTGCTGGTGCCTTGTGTGAGCGTTTGGTGAAGGCGGGTAAGAATGATGAAGGCGATTTAGTCGCAATCATCGCTGGCAAGCAATACATTCTTGAACTCAAGAATCGTAAAACAATAAGTTTGCCTGAATTTTGGCGTGAAGCTGAAGTTGAGGCAGAAAACTATGCAAAGGCTCGCGGTTTATCCGAGGTGCCATTGCATTACATCATTCTCAAGCGCCGAAACGCTGGGATTGAACAAGCCTGGGTAATCCAGGATTTGCAGCAATGGTTAGCAGAAAAGCATTGAAAAGTTTTGACTTCTTTGTTGATTTGCCACGATTTGCTCAAGCAAAGTGTTCAGATGTTGAGGATAAGGACTTGTTCTTTCCCGATAACCGAACACAAGAGGCAGAAAGACTGCACCAACTTAAAGCAATATGCGCAAGTTGTATTCACGAAAAGGAGTGTTTGGAGTACGCACTAGAAAAGCAGATTCCCCACGGATTTTGGGGCGGGTCAACACCTGCAGATCGAGATTCCGTAGTTATCGCAAAGAATAAAAGTTATGCCTTCAAAGGGATTGCATTATCAATTATTCAATTGCATAAAAAAGGGATTTCTGCCAACGAAATTGCCGCCCAACTTGATACCTCACCTGGTTATGCCAAGCGAGTGTTGAAGAAGTTGGCAGCAACTGAACAAGGAGCAGAACCATTACACCAACAGATAAAAGGCTCATCAAAAGGCTTGCACTAATCGTTTCGGTTAGCGTTATGACTTCATTGGTGGTTCAAGCAATAACGGCAACACCTGCAATACCCGAATTGGTGATTTACAAAGATCGCCCGGCGTTGATGCAGGTAAATGCCAAAGAGGTAGCCCGCGAGCTACTTACAACTAAACAGTTCAAGTGTTTTTCAGCCCTGATGGGCAAAGAAAGCGCCTGGCAAGATAAGAAGAATCCAAATAGCACCGCATCAGGTGTTGGGCAGTTATTGGATGGCACTTATCGCAATCTAGGAATGAAGCGCAGTAAATCTACTGTTGCTCAAACTGTTGCAGCACTGGCCTACATAGGCCGAAGATATGGTTCCAGCGGTCCTTGCGGGGCGTGGGAACATTTTAAACGCAATAACTATTACTAATGGGGGTTAGTATGAGCATAGAAATAGAAACAGGCGTGGTGGACTTTGATGCCAACACCGCCGCTTGGCTTGAGCAATATAAATCTGCACAAGTCAAGATCAAAGAACTGCAAGAAGTTGCAGATGTTGCTCGCGCACACATCGAGCGAGCATTGGGCGATAATCAATTGGGTATGTTCTTAAACCGCCCTGTTGTTCGCTATACATTTGTTGAAACAAGGCGCTTTGATACCAAACGCGCCCGTGAAATCCTGCCTGCTCAAGTTATAGATGCTCTTGAGGTAGTATCCACTTCTCGAAGATTCTCTATTGTGAACGAGGACGATTAACAAATGACTTTTACGCCTTTGAACTCGCCAGCACAACAATTAGCCGTTGAACTTGGCGGCATAATCAGTGAAGCAAGTAAATGGTCACCACGAAGCCAACAGGTTTATATCGGACCTAGTGAAGTTGGCCAAGAGTGTGTTCGCAGACTTGCTTACAAGTTGCTGGATTGGGATAAGGCAAATGAATCGGGTGGCGGTTCCTGGGCTGCCAATGTCGGAACCGCCATCCATTCATTTCTTGAAGAAATCTTTGCCAAGATGCCTGAAAAATATGAGGTTGAGCAAAAGGTTAAAATTCGAGCCAACCTTTCAGGCACCATTGACCTTTACGATATTGAAAAAGGCTATGTGCTGGACTGGAAAACCACATCACCTGCAGGTGTCAAAGCCAAGCGCAGTGAAGGTGCCACCAGCCAACAGATTACTCAAGTTCAGCTTTATGGTTACGGAAAAGCACAAACTGGCGTAACTGTTAACAAAGTTGGACTTATCTACCTGCCAACTGGCGGGTCAATTGAAGATATGCACATTGAACTATTTGATTATGACGAGCAGGCAGCACTTGATGCTCTTGCTCGCCTTGATTCGGTGTATTCATTGCTATCTACCATTGATGTTGAGGAGAATCCCGCCATGTGGCCACTGATCCCTTCAACACCATCAAGAATGTGTATGTATTGCCCTTACTACCGACCTTTCAGCACTGACCTATCAGTTGCTTGCAATGGTGATACAGATGTGTGAGCGTGATGGTTGCGATTGCGGATTTCCCGCTAAAACAATCAATGACATTGCCAAAGAATTGGCTGAACTCACACCACCAACAGAGTTAGAAACAAACTAACATCAAACAAAAAGAAACGGGGGAAAGCCAAATGGCTTTTTCAGCACCAAGTAGCAATAGCGAATCAGTGAAGGTTGCCGATCTCAATGGCCATCTATTGATTCTTGAAGCAATTGAATACAAAACAGGCATTGCAACAGTTCACGGTGATGCCGATGCAATCGAAGTACGCATCAATGATTTAGATACTGGATTCACACACGATTCAGTATTATTCTTCAATGTAGCTTTAAAGAACGCATTGAAAACTAAGATTGGCCAAAAGGTATTGGCACGCATTGGTCAGGGAACGGCAAAGCCTGGAAAGTCTGCGCCGTGGATTCTGCTCGATGCAACTGGCGATGCTGATGCAGTGGCTAAGGCAAACGCATTTATTGCAGGTGCCAGTGCGCCTGCCACGGCTGCGCCTGCGCAATCTGCTAGTATCAACGACCCTGCAGTTCAAGCATTGCTTGCACAATTGGGAGCAACACCAGTTAAATAATTTCTTGGTTGTTTGTCCTTTCTGACCAAGAGAACGGCGTTGTGATGGTTCACAGATGAGGGATTGCATCGGGGGATGCAACTGCAGGTTCGATTCCTGCAACGCCACGCAAGACTAGCGAACGGGGAAAATAATGTTGGTGTTTGATTTCTTTGCTGGCACGAAAAGTTCAACCCAGGCATTTGCAGATGCTGGCCATACAATTATTTCATTTGAGCTAGATAAATCATTTGAAGGCATTACTGAATATGCCGATATTATGGATTTAAATGCAAAAGACTTAATTGAAAAATATGGGCAACCTGATTTCATTTGGGCATCACCACCTTGCACCGCTTTTTCAGTTGCATCTATTGGACACCATTGGGCAAAAGGTGGAGAGAATCCAGTGCCGAAAACTGAAGCCGCCAAATACAATCAAGAAATCGTTGCTCACACATTAAGAATTATTAATGATTTAATGCCTACAAAGGGTTGGATTATGGAAAATCCTGTAGGTATGTTGCGTAAGTTGCCTGTTGTAAAAAACATCAACCGAAATACCGTTACCTATTGCCAATATGGTGAAACAAGGCAAAAGCCAACTGATTTATGGGGTTATGTTCCTGGTTGGAACCCGAAGCCAATGTGCAAAAGAGGGGCAAGTTGCCACATTGCTGCGCCAAGAGGATCAGCAACAGGCACACAAGGCATTAAAGGAGCCAAAGATAGAAGCCGAGTTCCTTACGATTTAAGCCTTGAATTACTAGGAACAATTACAAATGGTGAAACCTATCAAACTTTACATTTGCCCTAATTGTGGTCAGGTTATTTCAATTTTTAATTCAATTGATTCCGAAGATTACGATTGCCCGAAATGCTTTACAACTCTTATTTTAAGTGAACGGGGGAATAGTGCCAAACTATGATTTCAAGTGTGAGCAATGCACTCAAACTTTTGAGCTGAATTTGCCTATGGATTACAAAGAACTGCCTTATTGTGAAGATTGTGAAAAGCCATTGGTGCGTATCTACACGCCAATCCTTTCTATCTTCAAAGGTGAAGGATGGGGTGGCAAGTGATTACTGCCGTTTCATTATTTGCAGGTGTAGGTGGTTTTGATTTAGCTTTAGAACGGGCTGGTGTAAAAGTAGTTGCATCAGTTGAATGGGATAAAAAAGCCCAGGAAGTGTTACGCCGACATTTTCCTGAATCAACTATTTTCGGCGATATATCGGGGGTAACAGGTGAACAACTCATTGCAGCAGGATTTGAACCTAGAAATGGAATCATCACAGGCGGATTCCCCTGCCAAGATTTATCAGTGGCTGGAAAACGAGCAGGATTGGGTGGTACTCGATCAGGATTATTTTGGGAAATCTGCCGATTGCTTGACGAAACAAGAGCGCAAAATTTTATCCTCGAAAATGTCCCTGGTTTACTTTCCAGCAATCAAGGCGCAGATATGGCCGTTGTTCTTGAAGCGTTGGTTGAGCGCGGGTATCGCATCGCCTACAGGGTGCTTGATGCTCAACACTTCGGAGTACCCCAAAGACGGCGTAGAGTGTTCATTGTCGGATGTCTTGGAGACTCAAGGGGAACACCTGAAGAAATACTTGCTATCGCCGAAGGCCGCGCAGGGTATCTTGCGCAGAGCAAATCGAAGGGAAAAAACTCTACCACCGCAACTGGAGCAAGCGTTGCGCGTATGCGCGGATTCGGAGATTACGAAGTAGATTCAAAATCATCTGCACTTAAAGCAAGGGATTACAAGGATGCAACCGATCTTGTCATTCACGAAAGCTAAGCGGGCGCAGACAAATGAAGATTACGAAACTTGGATTGCGGGGGGGTAGTGCCAACTTTGAATAGAATGGATAACAACGGTGAGGCATTTGCCACCGTTCTCATTATTGATGGAACTCGCGTTAATGATGTGCGAGTGTATGAAGATGGCATTATGCCAACAGTTATTTCACGATACGGAACAGGCGGGGGGAATGTACCAATGGTATTTCCAATAGATGATGCAAGAGAATTAGAAAAGCATCAAAACGGATTAGGTATTGGTGCCGAAGGCGCACCTGCCTACACATTAGATAGGCAACAGGCACCAGCGGTAGTAGTTGCACCAACACTTTCAGCTTCAAATAACCCATCACGAAGCCCACAATCAAGTGAAATAACCGCACAAGTTGATGCAATGGTGCGTGAAACAGGCGTTGTTCGCAGATTGACACCAACTGAATGTGAGCGCCTTCAAGGATTTCCTGATGGTTGGACTGATAACCAGGCAGATTCAAACCGCTATAAGCAAATGGGCAACGCGGTAGCGGTGCCAGTAGTGCAATGGATTATCAACCGAATGGTGGCGCAAATAAATGAGTAACCTGTTACCAATTGCTTTGCGCTTTTTAGCTCAAGGAATCTCAGTTGTTCCAACTGCTAATGACGGTTCAAAGCGACCTGCATTTGCTTGGCAAGGATTTCAAGAGCATCTGCCCATTGCTGATGAACTGTTGATGTGGTTCAAAGATGGCCTAGATGGCATTGGTGTAATCACTGGCAAGGTATCAGGCAACCTAGAGATGCTTGAACTTGAAGGTCGCGCAGTTGCCGAAAAGATGCACCTTGAAATCGCTGAGATCGCTAACAACTCAGGGCTTGGCGAGTTATGGCAACGCCTCAATGCTGGTTATGTGGAACTGACACCATCAGGCGGGCTTCATTGGCTTTATCGGGTGTCAGATGGCACCTTGCCAGGCAACACCAAGTTAGCGCGAAAGCCTGGCGAAAACGGCGGTGTGGATGTATGGGCCGAAACGCGTAGCGAAGGCGGCTTTACAATCACCGCGCCCAGTGGCGGTGCCACTCACCCTTCAGGGGGCAATTGGGTTCTCATTGGCGGATCAATAGAGACAATTCCAACAATCACAATGGAACAACGCAACGCACTGCACAACATCTTTGCAATGTTTGATGAGATGCCTAAAGCTGAATCCATCCAACAAGAAGTTGCCACTAAACACGATGGCATCCTCACACCCGGCGATGATTACAATGCCCGTACTACTTGGGAAGAATTACTCACGCCACTTGGCTGGAGCATCGTCTATCGCAAGAGCGAAGCAACGGTGTGGCGCAGACCAGGCAAGGCCGAAGGCATATCAGCCACCACCAACTTCAATGGCAACGATAAGTTCTATGTATTTACTACTTCAACGCAGTTTGAATCAGAAACTTCATATTCCAAGTTTGCCTTCTTTGCAACTATCAAACACGGCGGAGATTTCAAGGCAGCAGCCAATGATTTACGCAATCAAGGCTACGGGGCGCAATCTCTTAATTCTTTTGATGTAAGCAATAATCTGATGCCTTCAGGTAACCTTTTGGAACCTTTGGTAAAAGCATCCAATGAAGATGAATCCAGTTGGAAACCAATCGCCCTAAAGGATTACTTTGACGGCTTATTCCAGGCACCGATTGCAACCATCCTCAAGCGCTCAGATGGCCACGGCCTTATCTATACGGGCCGTGTTCACTCAATCTATGGTGAATCCGAATCAGGTAAATCGTGGGTAGCACAAATTGCCAGCGCCGAGTGCCTCAAGGCTGACAAAAAGGTTATCTACATTGATTTTGAATCAGATGCTTCAGATGTAGTAGGGCGTATGAAATCACTAGGCGTATCACGGGCCAACTTGCTCCAATACTTTACCTATATCCGCCCTGATGGTCCACGCGATGTTGACGATCCATATTGGCAAGCCATCCTTGAGCCACAATCGGCAGAGTTAATCATCATTGACGGTGTAACCGAATCCCTGACAATGTGGGGTGGCGAGACGAAAGATAACGATGCCATTACCCGTTGGATGCGCATATTCCCAAGAACGGTAGCAACGGCCAGTGGCGCTGCCGTTGTGCTTATTGACCACATCACAAAGAACGCAGAGACACGGGGGCGATTTGCCATCGGCGGGCAGGCAAAACTTGCCACTATTGACGGCGCTGCCTATCTCGTAGAGCCTCTTGAGGCGCTTGCCCCTGGTAGAACAGGCACACTGACAATGAGAGTGACTAAAGACCGCCCTGGATTTATCCGCAAGATTGCTGGAATGTGGAGAAAGTCAGATAGGACCCAAGAGGCAGCAGTGTTCACCATTGACTCGACTAGGGCGCAGATGGAATATGTGATTGGTGTGCCAATGCTTGAGGATGAGCTAGAGGCAAGCAAAGAGTTTAAGAAGTCAAAAGAGGTTATTGAGTTTATCCACAATCATCCTGGTTGCACTCGCCGATTGATTCAAGAAGGTGTCCACGGGTCCAAAGAAGTCATTGGGGATCACCTCAACGACCTTTTGGCAGGTGGTTGGGTCGAGAATCGGGGCAATGACAGGTCCTTTATCTTGTATATCACCGATGAAGGAAAGAGCCATTTCAACCTTTTGGATGCCGAAATCACACAATTGGTGGTGGGTTGAGGTGTTCCGTTCTGTTCCTTTTGTGTTCCTTTTTAAAAAGGGAACACAGGCAGAAATGAGCGTAATCGGTGTTCGTTCCGTTCCGTATCTATATAGATACGGAAAAAGGAACACCATTATCTCGGTACAGGAACGCCTATTATGAGTGAGTTAGATTTCAAACCTATCAGTTGCAAAAAGTGTGGCAATCTGATTTGGGCAGGTGTCTCTGCAACCAGTCGGTGCGACATCAAACTTGATACGGCCCGACTCAACCTTGTGGAAGAAGTCATTGCACTCACCAATGGGGTTGGCACCTACCAAATCCATCGCACCGCCATATCCTTTGAAGCAACCCGAAGAACGGCAACGCGAATGGGTGTTGCCGATCCCATTGTGCTTGCCACCCATAGTTGCAAGGCGCTCACGGTATTTGCCGAGCAACCCCCTGAATACTTCAGCCGCCCAAAGTTATCCACAATCAGTGAGAAGGTGCCATTTTGAACTGCAACATCTGCCTGCGCCCAGCCAATGAATTAGTCGTATGCCGTGGATGCCATAAGGCAATAACTGGTTGGCTTATGGCTATCCCATTCCTGCGCCGCGAAGCTGAAGATTTCATCGCA